ATTCGGCATTGTCGACTACATCGGGGCGGCTTGTGTCTTCTTTGTCCTCGTTGTTTGGTGCGCATGCTTGGTAAAACTTACAGAGCCTTACTACAGCGACAGCGACCCCCAACGCTACACAGTTCACTTTGACGGAATCGATTACCAAGACCTGACGCGAGACTATCACGGGCTATCCAGGAGCCGAGCGGAATACAAAACCAAAGCGGGAAAGCGTATTGAGTTTCACGGCAATTTTTATGAGGTAGAGCAATGACACAATGGAAAGACAAAACTAGGGGCGGGCATCAGTACAGGATCACAACCAGAGATCCCGATTCGGATTTCCCGATTCGAGGCGAGATTGAGGATTCAGGGCTTAGGTTCGGTGTCGCATGGGACCAAAACGGCAAGTATCCGGCAGACGACGAACACCCTTACGACCTAATCCCCATCGAGCCAGAGGCCCCATGCACTGTGAAGGCAAGGGTCGATTTGGCTTTGGCGGCTCATTGTCTTCTGACGGCTGTTGTCGAATTCCGGCGGGCAGAAGACGCAAAAGACAAGCTAGGAAAAGCCATGTTTGAGGCTTTCGCGGCGGCTGGGATGCTTGACGTAGTGGTTAAGATCGACGGCGATTACTACCATTTTTTTGCCAGTGAATTGACGACCCGTTTTCGCAAAACGGAGGTGCTGTAGTGATGCGACAATGGCAAGAAACGACACGCGGCGGCTATTGGGTGCGAGGCATCGAAGAGATTGACAGCAAAGGCTACGGCTGGGATCTTCGCGGGGAGGTCGGCAATCACAGCAGCGAGCCGCCAAGCGAAGACCCGTCAGACTGGGCTTGGGAAACGTGGCGTAGCGATGGGCGGTATTTGGTCGAGATGGAAAGCTCTATGGATTTAATGGAGGTGCAAGAATGAATAAATGGCAGATCGGGCCGGTTAAACTGGCAAATGGGGAGGATGCTTTCATTGATGCAATCAATGAGGGGCAGGAGGACTGGCGATACACCGGGCGGATTCGCAACAGCGCTGGCGATTGGATTTCCGCTGGCTGGCACGCCAACGGGCGATACATGCACGCCGGAAAAGATCACGAATGCAACCTAGCCCCTCCGTCAAAGAAAACGGTTCGGGTGCGAAGGTGGCTTAACATCGACGCAGACGGAACGTTTTCCTCTTACAAGCTAAGGGGCGAGGCCGATACGCATTGTCTTTCGGATCGCATCGCTTGCATCGAAATCGATCTCGAAGTCACGGAAGGGGAGGGGCTATCATGACAGACCAAGAAATCCTAAACCAGATCGACGCAGAAATCGCAGCGATCAAAACGGCATGCGTAAAACTTGAGCGTGGCACTCCAGACTACACGGAGTTTATATGCGGGAATATTGGTTTTATCAACGGGCTCAAATTTGTCAGGGCGTTGATTGCGAAGCGAACGGAAGAGGTGGCATTTTGAGCGAAGCATACCAAGCATACCTAGTCTATTTGTTCGAGGTCGACGAAATTCAATACGCGATCACTGATTGGACGGAAGGAAAAGAAACGATCGAAATCGAGGAAACTCGCAAGAACGGGCAGGAGGACACGCACAGCAAAGCAACCCTTGTCCAATCACGCGATGTAGATCGAAGCAGCTACGTGTACGAGGACGAGACAATCAGCGACAACGAAGGCCAAAAGCACGCAGCTAGGGTGCTGGCCTACATTAACGCAAACCCATTTTACGAGGACTGTTAATATGATCTACATCTACAAGTCCGAATTAATCCGCGTCGTCGATGGCGATACCGTGGAGCTTATGATCGATCAGGGATTCAGCGACTTCACTGAACAGAAAATGAGGCTTTACGGCATCGACTCGCCTGAGATGCGGACTAACGCAGGCAAGGCATTAACGAACGCACTGAGAGCACAATACCCCGAAGGCTCAAAGCTTGCGGTTCAGTCGATCGAGGGGCCAAAGAAAAAGCAATTCCAAGACAAGTACGGGCGGTATCTTGCGATTATTTACGACGAAAAGCCAGAGAGCCCAAGGGAGATAACCAACGGGCAAAAGATCCTGGAGGTCGCTCCGACGTCGCTTAACGCTCGGCTAATCGTCGAAGGTCACGCAAAGGAAAGGTATTGGTAAATGAGCAGCAAAACCAAGTTAAACGCCGAGCAGATTTGCCTTAACGCATCGAACAGGATATCCATATTTTTGCGTCCTGGTGAGAGTTGCGACCTACTCAAAGACGAATCTATGGCGTATTTTGTTTTTAGTTTCACAGTTCGCGATCGTGACGGCGTTCGTGAGATCGCAAGTCTTTCCGTCTTGGGTGCACTGATCGAGGACGGCATCATTTCAGAGAGGGCATTGCATGCGCATCTGTGGCAAGAACTCGGGAAAATAAGGGGCATGGTATGAACCCCTACCAGCCCCCTGACGACGAAAGCCAACTCGACCGGATCGAGCGGAAGATTGACAAGTTGAACGGCGAATTCCTGACCGTCCTGATTCTCGGGGCGGGCTTTGGGGCGGCGGTGCTGATTTTGCTTGAGGTGCTTCGGCTTAATGGCTGGAAGTTTTAAGTTTCAGTAGGTGGGTTCATGGACGATGGTGTTGAGTCGAAGCGGCGTTGGTATCAGATTTACGCTGACAGGGTTCCTGAGCGGCGATTGAACCGCTATCGCCTTAGCGGGATGATGGATCACGATCCGAAGGGTCTCAAGGCTGGTGAGAAGCTGGAGGATGCGGAGCAGTATTTGATTTGCGCGGTGATGGATTACCTTGCCAAAGGAGCCAACGAGGAGTTGGTGATGCGAGCGGCAAGAATTGGGGTTGAGTGGAGCAAGGGAAAGTAGGCTTGAAATGCGATATGAACTACACCACGGCGATTGCCTCGACGTACTCAAGACCCTTGCTGATTGCTCGGTCGATGCGATTGTTACCGATCCTCCTGCGGGAATCGCGTTTATGGGCAAAGAGTGGGACCGGGACAAGGGCGGCAAAGCCGACTGGATCCAATGGATGCAATCGGTTGCCGATCAATGCTTGCGGGTTATCAAGCCTGGAGGCCATGCGTTGGTATGGGCGATTCCTCGAACGTCGCACTGGACAGGAACGGCGTGGGAGGATGCGGGCTGGCAGCCAAGGGATAAAATCTATCACATATTCGGCTCGGGGTTTCCGAAGAGTCTCGACATATCGAAGGCGATTGACAAGGCGGCAGGGGCAGAGCGGGAGAGGTACGACCGACCGGCTTTTGGCGGGACGTTTAGCGACGACAACGGAAGCACATACGGCACGGCAATCAGCAACACCCCTGCTACCGAAGCGGCCAAGCAATGGGAGGGCTGGGGAACCGCGTTAAAACCGGCTGCTGAGGAATGGTGGTTGTTCCGCAAGCCCCTCATCGGCACAGTCGCAGCCAACGTACTCGAACACGGAACCGGCGGGTTGAATATCGGGGCGTGCAGGGTGGGCCGGGACACCGACGACGTGTCGGGCTGGAGCCAGACGGGCTCCAAGACTTCCGAGAACCGGGCGATGAGCGGCGGCAACTATGCCCGCGACGCAAAGCCTGACGCCGAGGGCCGTTTCCCTGCCAACTTCATCCACGATGGTAGCGAGGAGGTGCTGGCGTTGTTTCCTTCGGAGGCTGGCGGCGGGTACGGGGTTCGCGGCAAAGGCGGTTCGACCTACGCCAACGGCGAAGGGTTTGCGAACACGCTAAGCGAAACCGGCCAGACCGTAGGCTACGGCGATTCCGGCAGCGCAGCACGATTTTTCTATTGTGCTAAAGCAAGCCGCGACGACCGGGACGAAGGGTGTGGGGCGTTGGAGTTGACTGAGGCGGGAATTAAAAACGACAGCGGGCGAGGGTTTAGCGAATCCGACCCTATGGCGGCAGTTATGCGTCACAATCCTCATCCAACAGTTAAACCTACCGACCTTATGCGTTACCTTTGCCGACTTATCACACCGCCGAACGGCATCGTCCTGGACCCCTTCACGGGCTCAGGATCGACCGGCAAAGCGGCGATGGCAGAGGGCTTTCGGTTCATCGGCATTGAACGCGAAGCCGAATACATCGAGATCGCTCGGGCTAGAATTTCCGCTGAGGCTGAAAAGCCGAGGCAGTTGAGTTTGTTTTAAGTTTCAATTCTTTGGAGGTGGATAGATGAATCGCAAATGGGAAATTAAGTTTGAGCCAGGGCAGACCGTAATTCTCGACAAGAGCGGCATTCCCTGCGAGGTCGAGATCGAGGGGGTATTTTGTCACAAGTCGACAGGCTGGCAAGTCATTTACGATGTTCGAGAGATCGAATCGAAGGTGGCGTATTCAGCGAGCCAAAAGAATCTGAGCGGGAAGCCAGCAAGGCAACCAGCAAAGGGGCCAGCATGACAACGCGACAAGAATTGATCGAGTGTATCTGGACGCTAGACAGCGAAATAGCGGATGCATCCAGAAAGGTTGCGGACGCAAGAGGCAAGCCAGATTACTTGGACAGGGTTGTTTGGCTCGAACAGTTGATAGCGAAGATGAAAAACCTACGGGCAAAATTCGATGCCTGGAAAAACGAGAAGCAGGAGAAACCGGAATGATTCAAGGATACAAACTACCAGGGCTACCAGACGGCTGGGAGGCCATTGGCATCGGATGCGATGTGGGCGATTGGAGCGTGATGTGCGACGGCATAAGGCGATTGCCCTATCAGGTCCAACTTGCTTGTCCGACGGCTATTAGGATCCGGAGGATCCAAACCGCTTGCGGATACAGGCCGATTGAAAACATGGTTGAGGCAAGGCCGTTTTTCGACGAAAAGCTTCGGTACAAGGAGGGAGGTGCCCTTATGAGGATCAATGGCATCGGGAGCACTACTGTAGGTATCGGTTTCGAAACCTACACGTACAAACAAGCGTTCGATAAATTTGCCCTTGAGGATGGCACGCCATTCGGAATGAAGGTGTTGTAATGAGCACTACAGCGGCAATTGCGTTGTGTGTGACGCTCGAACTTTTGATAGCGGTGGTTATTTTTCTTTGTGCGGAATCATCAAGGAGGCGGTGGTAATGTCGCTAGAAACAATCGAAGAATTGCGAAAAAAGGTTGTGGCAATTGGGTCGGCCATTGAAGAGATTTTTTCTAGGGTAAGCAAACTTGATTGCGAAGCGCAGCAGGGGCTAGACCTAGAGGGATCCGAGAAGCTTGCGGAAAAAGGCGCGCAGCTTTGGCTATGCAGCAAAGAGCTTACTAGCAAAATCAGGGGCCAAACAAAACATCTCGACAAAGAGCAGGAGGCTAGCTAAACCCCAATGAGGCTGGTCCACCTCGGCAAAGGTGCTTGCTATCTAGACTAGCAAGAATCCCGCTAAACGGACTGGTGCGCGGTACGAGCCGGGTTAATCGACCTAATCGACCGTTGGCAAGTGGCGTTGAAACTTCCGTCGCTTGCCCCAGGGTCGTCCGTTCGAGAGGGCGGGCGGCTCTTTTACGCTCCGTGTGGGGCGGTTTTAACTCGAAAGGAAACATGATGGCATCAATTAAAGACGTAATCGAAGGACTGGAGATACTTGCGAAAACGGCAGCGGTCCCAGTCTCTCTGGCCGAGCAAGGATCGACCGATAGGCGACTGGCTCACCTTGGCGGTGCGACTCACGATGTTATTTGGGGTCCAGATGCGGACCCGAGCGAAGAGGATAAAGCTAGGCTGGATGAACTTGGATGGCATTTCGACAGTGAGTTGGATTGCTGGGCGCGGTTCGTTTAGTGTGGCGTTGGGTTGATTGTTAGTTGGCAACTCGAAAGGAAATAAAATGGCAGATTCAGAATTTACTCCGGGGCCGTGGGTGGCTGAACAGCACAAAGACTGCGGAATTTTCAGGATCAAAGCAGGCGAAGAAAACATAGCGTCGCTTTCGTTTTGGGTTGAGGCAAACGAAGACGCCAACGCCGAACTAATGGCCGACGCTCCAAGGATGCTTGAGGTGCTGCGGAAGGTGTTGACCTACTCAGAGCCCCTCTTGGGCTGGCAGCATATCGACGAAGCGGAGCAGGCTTTCGGGGATGCCAATGAGCTTCTCGAAAAACACGGCGGCTAGGTTGTTCGGTGGTTTAACTGGAGTGCGAATCATGGCCGGTGATTGGATAAAATTCGAGACCGCGACAAGCGACAAGCCAGAGGTTTGGGCGATGGCTCAGTCTCTCGGGATTGATGCCGATGCAGTGGTCGGAAAGCTTCTGCGCGTCTGGGCTTGGTTCGATCAACAGACCCAAGAAGGTAACGCAGTTGGTAACGGTGCTAGCGTTACCTCCAGCGTTACCAAGGCGTTACTAGATCGTAGAGTTGGCGTTAGCGGCTTTTGCGACTCGATGATTCTTTCGGGGTGGATGGCCGACGACGGGCAGAGCTTAACCCTGCCAAACTTCGACCGACATAACGGAAAAACAGCAAAAACACGGGCAATGACCGCAAAAAGGGTAGCAACGCACAAGGCAAAAAGTAACGCTACTAGCGTTACCTCCAGCGTTAGCAGTGCGTTACCTAGAGAAGAGAAGAGAAGAGAAGAGTATTCAAATATAGACACCCTGCCCGAATGGCTAAAAAAGGATTGGGTCAGATGGTTGGACTTCCGATTCGCCAAGGATGGGCAGTGGATGCCGGAGGCCCAAGCTGACGCGGTGATTTTGGACTTGCTCCGAAGGGGTGAGGCCAAGGCCCTAAAAGACATCGAGTTTTCGATCAGGATCGGGGCGAAGAACATCTGCCACGATGACGGCGGGCAGGGCTTGCTAAAGACCGGCAGCGGATCGACGGCAAGCCCCCAGTCCGGCAGGAAACTAACCAACGCAGAAAAGACCCTCAAACTCATCGAGGACATGAACAATGGAAGTATCTGAGAATCGAGAATTTTTCACGAGAATCGCCATGATCCATTTTCCGAGTCTTGGCACTTATTTGAACAAGGAGACAAGCAGCGTGCTCGGGACGATCGACGCCTGGGCGATGACCCTCCGGGACATAACAACCCAAGAGGCTATCTCTGTGGTCTATCGATGGTCCAAGGACGAACTACCAAGGCCCCAATACTACGAGCTAGGCGATTTCGCTTTACACCTTCGAGCGGTTGTCTTGCAGGATCGCGTCAACGCTCGCAAGACGCAACTGCTTGACATGATCCGGGACAGGGAGCAACCGGCAGGAAACTACAGCCACGTTTCGCTACGGCCGTACATCGCCAGGGTGCTTGAATCGGGCGAATCGTGCAAGCTTGGCAAGATCACGAAAGCGGAACACTATGCGACCCGGGACCAAGTTTTAGCGGATTTGGCAGCGGCTCAGGTGCGACGATGATTGACGACGACGAAAAGACCCGCAATCTCCGGGACAAGGTGTACCGGCTCAAATTGAAGGTGAAGTTACTACAGAAACGAAACAAGGAACAAAAGCAATGGATCAACAAGCTGACAAACAAGAACCATCCAGCACGGAGGGCGGGGAAGTGAAGGTAGGCGATAAGGTCTGGGTATTGTGCGAAGTCAAGCAGGCACTTCCAGACGGTTTCCAGGTTAAAGGTTGCTCTGGAGGTGCCCCGTTTTGGGCTCTTGCTGAGGACTGCCGACCCGTCGAGCCGGACCATGATGATCATCCCGTCGAATTCAAGGTTGGAGACAGGGTTGTTTCGTGGTCTGGTCGTCAAGGCGTTGTCGAGGCAATCAACGAAATCGAGGAATTTCCTATAACCGTAAGGCATTCGATGCGTGAACAGATTTCGTACAAGATCGGCGGCGTCAAGCATGATGATCATCCCGTCGAGCCGTCCAACTGTCCGGAAATTCCGAATAGTTCGAGCGACCCCATCAACCCTAGCCACTACAAGCATCTCCCCGCAGAGGCGATCGATATCATCGAGGCAGCGATAGCAGGGGCTCCAAGCAACAAAGCAGCGTACCTCCACGGGCAATCGCTTAAGTATCCCTTGCGGTGCTGGGAAAAGGGCGGCGTTGATGATTTGAAAAAGGCTCGATGGTATTTGGATCGATTGATTAAGGAGGTGGGCGAATGAAAATTGCAAACATGCGGCAGTTGAGCGGGGTGGATGTTATTGAAAAGGGCGACTTTTTTGCCATCTGCGAAGATCCGTTTCTTTACGCTTGCGTCCTCTCGGTAGGAAATACTGTTGAAGATGCGATAGGATGCAATCCAGAAATGGCAGATGTGTTTAAGTTCTATCGACCAGTTAAAGAGGTGGGCGAATGAAAATCTTTATCCCAGGCGAACCGATCGCGCAACCACGGCATAGCTTTCGCGTTATTAAAACGAAGCAAGGGAAACTAACCTGCATGCCCTACATCCCCAAAAGCGATCCGGTTCACGCCTACAAGCAAGCAATCAGGCTGGCGTACGTCAACTCAGGCGGCGAAGTGCTAGAGGGGCCAGTGTCGGTTCGGATTGTTTGCTTGTTTGAGCGACCTAAAGGCCACAGCAAGAAGCGACGGCAATATACAGAGCCAAAGACCACAAAGCCCGACCTGGACAATGTCGGCAAGGCAATCCTCGATGCCCTTAACAAAATCGCCTACAATGACGACGGGCAGGTGTTTATGCTCAGGGTCGAGAAGTGGTACGTTGGCCCATGCGATTCAGTCGGAACGATGATCGAGGTGACGCAATGACCAAGCGCAAAAACATAATCCAGCCTCCCGAGGTGTGGGCGGCTTGGTCGCAGATCGCAGAGGCGAAGGGCTGGACGATGGCTCACCTGATTTTCGAGGCGGTCAACCATCGCCACAGGCTCAATCAAGAGCGACAGGGGCGAGGGCGGCCAAAGTCCAAGCCGGTGGCTCCGAAGCGGCAAAAACGAAATTCGGGGCTCCGGTGATTGTCAAGCCCCTTGACGGTGGATAAGATGTTGGAAAGGAGAAAACCATGAACCTTTCAGAGTTATTCAAAAGCAAGCGATTTTGGGCGGCAGCGGCTACGGTTGCCGTTGTCGTTTTAAAGGATCGCCTACCGCTGTCCGAAGATCAAATTCAAGAACTTGTTTGGGTTGTCGCGGCTTGGATCGTTGGCGATTCAGTCCGACCCGTTGCTAAACCCGATGAGGTGGCAAAGTGATTGCATTTCCAAGACTCCAGGACTTAGCCAAAAAGCACGAGTCTGATTTTGCCCAGGCTTACGCCGACGCAGACGGCAATACTCGGACGGCTCGAAGGGTCCTTCGGTCGAAGCTCATTTCGTTTTACGGGCTCGACCCGGCAACAATCGCGATGATTTTCGCGTTGATTCAACTGGCGTTTAAGGTCTGGAAATGGGCGAAGGACAACGACTATCTTTCGTCTTACAATCCGTCTGATGCCCCAATGGGGTACATCCTCCAAACGGCGTGGGATGCGGGCGAATTCGACGATGGTGACGACGAAAGCGACGACGAATAACCCCCTAGCCAACCCGAACTTTTCCGATGCAAATAGGGGCTCGGTGAGTTGGCAGGGGGCAAACTGGAGAGATGGATGAAAGCGAAGCTAGAAAAATTGATACTGCAATTAACGCATCGGCTATGGAATCGGCAGATATCTAGGCTGATTTGCAGGGCCTACAGCGACGGCAAGATAAACTCTCGGCAACTGCATGAGATCCTGGCAGATTTCGACCCTACGCAAAAGCACAAGGTCTACTAGTGACGATGGCGAAGAAAGAAAACAACTGGATTCCTTGGGCTATCATCGCGGGGCTAGTCCTCTACGCGGCTAGCCAACAACCAAAGGGAGGGGGTGATCCATCTAAGCCTGCCGGGGTGACGGCCGTAGTCCGGTCGACGATTCCATCGATCAGGGCGGCTTACAAACAAGCCTTTCTCGATGCGGCGGCGAAGATCGAAGCGGGTGAAATCGCCAACCAAGAGCAATGGACCAAGTTCATCTCGGACAATGCGGGCGGCAAGAATCGCGAGGCTCTCGACAAGGTTTACTCGGCGATCGATCAATTAAATTTGCCGGTGACGTTCACTGGCAAGGAATCCGAGATAGCGAAAATCAATCGAGAAATAGCGGGGGCGTGGTAAATGACTGAAATCGGACTACTCACTTGGTACACCGTTCAATTGGTTCTATGGGCAGGGCCTTTGGGCATCGCGGCATTCTTGACAGCGATCGCGGCAGGATCGTTCTACGCAGGCTACTCGATGCGACCCAAGCGAAGCGATAAGCCGATGGGAGCCGCGAAACTTGATCATATCAAATACGATATACTTCCCAATGGAACACTAGGCCCAGGCGACCCAAGAGGGCTGGAGGGGCCGGAATGAAACGGGCAAGGCGGATATCGGCGGTTGTGGCTTACGTCTTCGTTTGGTTCGTGTTTCTGCCGTTTGCAGTTATCAGAGTGTCGACGGAATGGCTGGTTGATAGCTTGGCTATTCCCATGCTCGA